GCTAATATGCCTATATCTACAGAGAATAATATTGACTTCTAATGAAATCGCCATTTTACTTTGTCGTTAGACCTACAAACGGTAGGAGGTACGACAATATAAAGAAGATAGGCGATATCAACTTTATAACCAGTGTATCTCAGGAGGACCACACGGCAACTAATAGATTTGCTGAGGTTGTGTCAGTTCCAAATAATTATGTTGGCGACATCTGTGTCGGTGACATACTTCTAGTTCACCATAACACGTTTAAGATTTACTACGATATGAAAGGTTAGGAGAGGAGCGGAACTAGCTTCTTAAAGGATGACCTTTTCTTTGTTGATGAGGATCAGTACTTTATGTACAACCACAATGGAGAGTGGAGGACACACTCTAAGTACTGTTTTATAAAGCCAGTGAAAACTCGTGAGTCATATATAAGTAAGGGAGGAGTATTTGAACCACTTATCGGAGTTGTTAAATACTCTAATGACGAACTTAGAGATTTAGGCGTTGTAGAAGGAGATGAAGTTTCCTTTGAGCCAGATAGCGAGTACGAGTTTAATATTGACGGGGAGAAACTTTATAGAATGTTCACTAAAAATATTACAGTCAAATGGAACTAACGGATATAAAGAAGAGAATCATCGAGGCTGGATATAAGGCTGTTGATGAACTAATAAAGGTTGCAGAAGATAAGATTCTTACTGGTGGAGATGATGATCTTTCGTCTGACAAGTTGAAGAACGCTGCTGCCACCAAACGTCTGGCTGTGGAAGATGCCTTCGCTATACTTAATCGAATTGAATTAGAAAAGGAATTAATCAATGGAGAGTCAAAAACAAAAGAACCTACAATCAAAGGATTTGCAGAGGGAAGGTCTAAGTAACGTAGTTCATAACTTGATTCCAACTGCTATTCTTACTAGTGGAAATAACAAGAAATCTTGGGAGTACGGATATAATGAGAAGTATGACATAGTTGTAATCTCTAAGGACGGTACTATTGGTGAAATATATAACATAAACGGATTAAATATTGCACTACCACTCGTCCCAAATATTGTATATAAAAGGGACGAGAAGAAGGAGAAACAGTACTGGGAAGCTGCAGATTACCCAAAGGAACTACACAATATTAAGTCTATATTTCAGTGGCACACTATGCAGAAGGACTTCAAGGCTAAGTGGGTTGATTACATAGAGAATGAGTTCGTAAGGCGTGAGGATGGTATGTTCTTTATGAATAATGGCGTGCCGACTTATATAACTGGAAGTCACTATATGTACCTTCAGTGGACAAAGATTGACGTAGGTCATCCTGACTTCCGTGAGGCTAACAGGATATTCTTTATTTTTTGGGAGGCTTGCAAGGCTGATGATAGATGCTTTGGTATGACGTACCTAAAGATAAGACGTTCTGGGTTCTCATTTATGGCATCTTCAGAGTCTGTAAATGTGGCAACACTTGCAAAGAATGCAAGGATTGGTATATGCTCAAAGACTGGAGGTGATGCTAAGGCGATGTTTACTGATAAGGTTGTGCCTATATCAAGCAACTACCCTTTCTTCTTCAAACCTATTATGGACGGTATGGATAAGCCGAAGACAGAGTTAGCCTATCGTGTACCAGCATCTAAGATTACTAAGAAGAATATGTACGAGAGCGATAACTCAAACCTTGAAGGTTTGGACACATCTATCGACTGGAGTAACACGTCTGACAACTCGTATGACGGTGAGAAGTTGAAGCTGTTAATTGAGGATGAGTCTGGTAAGTTAGAGAAACCAAACAATATACTAAATGGTTGGAGGGTTCGTAAGACCTGTCTGCGTTTGGGTAGTAAGATTATTGGAAAGTGTTTAATGGGATCTACAGTAAACGCCCTTGAGAAGGGTGGTGGAAACTTTAAGAAATTATATGAGGACTCTAAGATTAATACTAGAAACGCAAATGGACAGACTAAGACTGGCCTATACGCTCTGTTTATTCCTATGGAGTGGAATTTTGAGGGTTATATTGATAGGTATGGTATGCCTGTTTTTAGACAGCCTAATTCACCGATAGAAGGTGTAGACGGAAGACCTATAAGAATAGGAGCTATTGACTTCTGGGAGAATGAGGTTGACTCGCTAAAGAATGATCCTGACGCACTTAATGAGTTCTATCGTCAGTTCCCAAGGACAGAGAGTCACGCGTTTAGAGACGAGAGCAAGGCATCTATATTTAACCTTACTAAAATATATCAGCAAATTGATTACAACGACTCACTTATAAAGGACAGGGTTCTTACAAAGGGTTCGTTCCATTGGAAGGATGGTAAAGAGGATAGTACGGTTGTATGGACTCCAGACATAAGGGGTAGGTTCTTAGTGTCTTGGATACCATCAAATCAGCTTATGAATAATGTAATCACAAGGAACGGAGTCAAGCATCCTGGTAACGAACATATTGGAGCGTTTGGATGTGATCCATATGACATATCTGGAACAGTTGGTGGTGGTGGATCTAAGGGTGCACTTCACGGACTTACTAAGTTTAATATGGATAACGCGCCAAGCAACGAGTTCTTCCTTGAGTATATAGCAAGACCACAGACGGCAGAGATATTCTTTGAGGATGTCCTTATGGCGTGTGTGTTCTATGGTATGCCAGTGCTTATAGAGAATAACAAGCAAAGACTACTGTATCACTTCAAGACAAGGGGCTACAGAGCGTTTTCTTTAAACAGACCTGATAAACCTTCTCACAAGCTTTCTAAGACAGAAAAAGAACTTGGGGGTATACCTAACTCGTCTGAAGATGTTAAGCACGCTCACGCGTCTGGAATTGAGTCGTATATAGAGAAGTACGTAGGATTAGATTTAGAGGCTACGTATAGAGATCCAGACGAGATGGGATCTATGTACTTTACAAAGACACTGGAGGACTGGGCTAAGTTTGATATAAATGACAGGACCAAATTTGATGCCGCAATTAGCTCAGGATTAGCTATAATGGCAACGCAAAGATCCACATTCCAGGCAGTTAAAAAAGATTCGAAAATAAGTATTAAATTTGCAAGATATAATAACAACGGAAGATATAGCGAAATAGTAAAATAAATGAAGGATGTAACCATTAACATTAATCCTGCAGGTTTCCCAAGTCAATTTGCTTCTGATAAAGAAAAAGCAACATATGAATACGGTCTTCAGATTTGCCAGTCTGTGCAATACGAGTGGTTCAGAAGAGATAGCGGTACCTGTAAATTCTATAATCAGTGGGGTGAGTTTCATCGTCTTAGGTTATACGCAAGGGGAGAACAATCAGTTGCTAAATATAAGAACGAGTTGTCAGTAGATGGTGACCTTTCTCATTTAAATTTAGATTGGACACCAATTCCAATCATACCAAAGTTTGTCGATATCGTTGTTAACGGTATGTCTGACAGACTTTTTAGGGTTAAGGCTTACGCTCAAGACGCAGTATCTGCAGAGAGACGTAGCAAGTATCAGGATATGATAGAGACCGATATGGTGTCTAAGGATATTCTGAATCAGATAAAGGATAGCTTCGGGGTTGATGCGTTTGATACAAATGCTGATCAACTTCCTCAGGATTCAGAGGAGCTTAACTTATTTATGCAGATAAACTACAAGCCAGCAATAGAGATTGCTGAGGAGACTGCAATTAACACAATACTAGAGGATAACAAATACTCAGATACAAGAAACAGAGATGATTACGACTTAGCTGTGCTTGGTAAGGGTATAGTTAAGCACCAGTTCCTACCAGGAAGTGGCGTTCAGATTGACTATGTAGATCCTGCTAATATAGTTCACAGCTATACAGAGGATCCACACTTTAGAGATTGCTTCTACTGGGGTGAAATTAAGACTGTAGCTATTACTGAACTACTTAAGATTGATCCTACTCTTACTAATGAGCAGCTTGAAGAGATTTCAAAGTATAGCCAGTCTTGGTACAACTATTACAACAACGCACAGTTCTATCAGAACAGTTTATTTAGTAGAGACTCTGCTACATTACTTTATGTAAATTATAAGACTACTAAGAAGTTTGTATACAAGAAAAAGATATTAGATACAGGTGGCGTTAGAATAATTCAGAAGGACGACACGTTTAACCCTCCTAATGAGATGATGGAGGATGGTAAGTTCGAGAAAATCGAGAAGACTATTGACGTGTGGTATGATGGTATTATGGTGATGGGTACTAATATTATGTTGAAGTGGGAGCTTTCCAAGAATATGGTTAGACCTAAGTCATCATCTCAGCACGCGCTTCCAAATTATATTGCAGTAGCTCCAAGAATGTATAAAGGTAACATAGAGTCTTTAGTTAGACGTATGATACCATTTGCTGACTTGATTCAGGTTACTCACTTAAAGTTACAGCAGGTTATATCTAAGGTTGTCCCTGACGGTGTATTCATTGATGCTGATGGACTTAACGAGGTTGACTTGGGTAACGGAGCGGCATACAATCCAGAGGACGCATTACGATTATACTTCCAGACTGGTAGTGTTATTGGTAGAAGCTACACTCAGGATGGTGAGTTTAATAATGCAAGGGTTACTATTCAGGAGCTTAACTCTAATAGTGGTCAGGGTAAGATAGCTTCATTAATTGGAAGTTACAACCATTACCTAAGTATGATTAGAGACGTGACGGGATTGAATGAGGCTAGGGATGGTAGTATGCCAGATCCAAACTCTTTGGTTGGTTTACAGAAGCTTGCAGCAGCAAACTCAAACACAGCCACACGACATATACTAGACGGAAGTCTAAGCATAAATAAAGAATTAGCTGAGGCTATATCTTATAGAGTTGCTGATATATTAGAGTACTCTGACTTTGCAGAGACATTCGCGATGCAGATCGGTAAGTATAACGTGAGTCTTCTTGATGAGATTAAGGAGATGTATATATATGACTTTGGTATATTTATAGAGATGTCTCCAGACGAGGAAGAGAAAACTAAGCTAGAGCAGAATATTCAAGTTGCGCTTTCAAGGGATGCAATCACGTTAGAAGATGCTATAGATATTAGAGAGATAAATAATATTAAGCTTGCTAATCAGTTGCTTAAACTTAAGAGACGTAAGAAACAGGAGCAGGATCAACAGAATGCTATGCAATCTCAACAGATGCAGGCTCAGATTAATGCTCAGTCTCAGCAGATGGCTGCTCAGAACGCTATGCAACAAATTCAAGCAGAGACACAGTCTAAGATGCAAATCAAGCAGGCAGAGATTGGATACGAGATAGAGAAGATGAAATCTGAGGCTCAGTTAAAGGTTGAGTTGATGAATGTTGAGTTCCAGATGAATATGCAGCTTAAAGGCGTTGAGGCTCAGTCTATAACTATGAAGGACGAGATGAAGGAGAAGGCTAAGGATAATAGAATATTAAAACAGGCAACAACACAATCTAAGTTAATTGAGCAGCGTAAGAATAACTTACCACCTGTTGACTTCGAGAGTA